GACGTTAAAATTGCTAAAGGCGGAGCTGATTACTTTATAGCTAAAGGAGTTAGTATTCCACCAAATAGCGCTATTGAATTAATTCAAGGTGGCGCTAAGATTGTTTTACAAAGTGGCGATACATTAGAAGCAGTTTCAGATACAGCTAGTAGCTTAGATGTAACTCTTTCTTATATTGACACAATTAGTTCGTAGGAGGAATTATGACAGCAGTAATAAATGGCATTCAATACATTGGCGGCCAAACATCGGCGAATGAATTTATAAACAATCAAGCAGGTACTATTGATGGTACACAAACTGTTGAGAACGGAGTTCTTGCAGGTCCAATTACTATACCTGGAACGATAACAGTAACAGGAGTATTAGTCATTGTCTAAAATAGAAGTAAATACAGTTGACGTACAATGTGGATCTACATTAACTTTAGGTTCATCAGGTAAAACAGTTACATTAGCTCCTGGTGCGTCTCAATCAGGTTTTGGTGCATCAGGTGCAGTTAATTGGTGTTCGACTATTTATACAAATAGTCCAGGCACTGTTACTGCTACAAGTGGTAAAGGATTTTTTTTAAATACAACTTCAGGAGCAATAACAATTAATTTACCTTCATCTCCTAGCGTTGGAGATATTGTTGCAATAAAAGATTATGCAAATACATTTGATTCAAATAATGTAACTGTTGGTAGAGGAGGTTCAAAAATAGCTGGTTTATGTTTAGATGCTACTTTAAAGACAGAGGGTGAGTCGATAACTTTAATTTATGCTGACTCAACAAAAGGATGGTTGAACGTTAATACAGATTCTACTGTAGCAGCAAATAGATTTGTTGAAGCAACTGGTGGAACAATTTTAACTTGTGGTAATTTCAAAACTCATGTTTTTACAGCTAGTGGATGTTTTCAAGTAACGAATGCAGGACAACCATGTGGTTCAAATACTATTGACTATACAATAATTGCAGGTGGTGCAGGAGGTGGACAGGGAGCTAGTCCAGTTTATATGGGTGGTGCTGGAGGTGCAGGTGGTTTTAGATTATCAAATTCAGTTGGTTGTATTGCAGCACCTGTTATGTCACCTTTAGCAAATCCAACAGGTGTAACAGTTACAGCACAAACATACCCAATAGTAGTTGGAGCAGGAGGTGCGAAAGCACCAGGAGATAATCAAGCAGGTAATAATGGTAACACATCATCAGGTTTTTCAATTAGTTCAGCAGGAGGTGGTTTTGGTGCTGCTGGTGCTGGTACGCCAGAGGCAGGTGGACCAGGCGGTTCAGGTGGCGGAAGCACACAAGGACAACCAGCAGGTTCAGGTAACACTCCCCCAGTTAGTCCTCCACAGGGAAATAATGGTGGTGTAGGTGCACCTGGAAATACCAATTCAGGTGCTGGAGGAGGAGGTGCTGGAGCAGTAGGTGGTAGCTCACCAAGTCCAAGTATTGGTGGAACAGGTGGTATAGGTTCATTTATTTCAACAGATGTTTTTGGTCCAACAGCTCCAACTTATGGAGTAGCAGGTCCAGTTTCTTTTACAAGATATTTTGCAGGGGGTGGTAGTGGATCATCAAACGGTCCATCTGCACCTGGAGGTGTACCTGGAGGAATAGGTGGTGGTGGAAAAGGTGCAACTGGAGGTCCATCAATAGATGCAGGCGACGGAACTACTAATACAGGTGGTGGCGGTGGAGGTGGTTCAGGAGATGGAACAGGCGTTGGTTGTGCTGGGAATGGAGGATCAGGGATAGTAATAATAAGATACAAATTTCAATAATTATGAGTACAATTAAAGTAAACACAGTAACAAAAAGAACAGGTAGCACACTTACATTAGGTGAGTCAGGCACAGCAGTAACGTTAGCTTGCGGTGCAACTCAAACAGGTTTTGGTCGTACAGGCACTGTTGATTGGTGCACTACGGCAAAAACAAGTCCATTTACAGCAGCTAATGGAGTAGGATATTTTGTTAATACCTGCGCAGGAACTATAACAGTAACACTTCCATCTTCACCTTCAGCAGGCAATATAATTTCAATAAAAGATTATGCAACCTCATTTGGTAGCAATAATGTAACCCTTTGTAGGAATGGTTCAAAATTAGGTGGAGAAACTTTAAACGCTACTTTAAAAACAAACGGTGATGCTGTTACTTTAGTTTATGTTGATGCCACTGAAGGTTGGATAAACGTTAATACAGATGATACTGTAGCAGGTGAGGCTTATGTAACAGCAACAGGTGGAACCATAACAACTTGCGGTAATTTTAAAGTTCATACTTTTACAGGTGATGGTTGTTTTCAAGTTACAAATGCAGGAAATGCTGCTGGTTCAAATACTGTAGATTATTTAGTCGTTGCAGGTGGAGCAGGAAGTAATTCTGCAGATGGAGGTGGTAGTGGTGCAGGCGGATATAGAGAATCTGATGGCACTGCATCAGGTGGTTATTCGGTCTCTCCTTTAGGAGGTTGTGTTTCAGGTCTAGCAGTGCCTGTACAAACTTATCCCATAACAGTGGGTGGTGGAGGTGCTGGTGGCTCTCCTTATCCAGGTCTATATCAAGGAGCAAATGGATCTAATTCAATTTTTTCAACAATAACATCTGCTGGTGGTGGTAGAGGTGGTCAATCTTATCCAGCATCAAGTCCAAATTTTCCAAACAATATTGGTATAGCTGGAGGTTCTGGTGGTGGAGGTGGATATGCTTGTACTGGTAATCCAAGTCCATCTTCTACAACTAATCCAAATACTCAAGGTGGTGCAGGTAACACTCCACCTGTTTCTCCACCACAAGGAAATCCCGGTGGTGCAGGACAAACTGGTTATTATGGAAATCACGGTGGAGGTGGAGGAGCTACTAGTGCTGGTGGAACTGCTAGTGGTCCAAGTCCATCCCCAGGTGGTGCAGGTGGAAATGGTGGTAACGGAGCAACATCTTCCATAACATTTTCCCCAGTCACAAGAGGTGGTGGTGGCGGTGGTCCAGCTTATACAGGAGCAACAGCAGGCACAGGAGGACCAGGAGGTGGTGGAGCAGGAGTAAACACTAATTCAACAGTAGGTACTGCTGGAACTGTAAATACAGGCGGTGGAGCTGGAGGTAGTAAAGGTGCTTTGGGTGCAGCAGGAGGATCAGGTATAGTAATAATAAGATATAAATTTCAATAATTATGACAAGTACAATTAAAGTAAATAAAATAGAAAAAGTAGATGGAAGCACAATAGAATTAGGCGGACCAGGAACTGCAGTTAATTTAGCTTGTGGCGCTACTCAATCAGGTTTTGGAAGAACTGGAACTGTAGATTGGTGCACAACAGCTAAAACTTCACCACTTACAGGTGTAAGTGGAAAAGGATATTTTGTTAATACTTGCGGTGGAGCAGTAACAGTTACATTACCTAGTTCACCATCAGCTGGAGACATAATAGCGATTGCAGATTATGCAAATACTTTTGGTGTGGCTTGTAAATCAGTAACTGTTGGAAGAGGCGGATCAAAAATTAATGGTGCTTGTGCCTGTGCAACATTAAGCACAACAGGTCAATCGGTTACACTAGTTTATGTAGATGGAACAAGAGGGTGGAAAACAGTTACAGATTCAACAGCAAATGTAACTGGCACAAGTTTTGTTGCAGCAACAGGTGGTACAATTACAACAGTTTGCACAAATTTTAAAGTGCACACATTTACAGGTGATGGTTGTTTTCAAGTTACAAATGCAGGAACTCCATCAGGATCTACTACAATTTCTTACATGGTAGTAGCAGGTGGAGGTGGTTCAGGAAGATACTATGGTGGAGGTGGAGGTGGTGGAGGTTTTAGAGAATCTAAAGCTGCTGATGATACTTATACGGCTAGTCCATTAAACGCAACATCAGGACCAACTTACAATTTACCAGTTTCAGTTCAAACGTACCCAATTTCAGTAGGTGGTGGAGGTGCAACAGGTTGTGGTACACCACCATATCCCAATGGTGTTAATGGATGTAATTCAGTTTTTAGTACAATTACATCTGCAGGAGGCGGTGGAGGAGCAGGTGGTTTTTCTTCACAAGACCCTGCAAATGCGGGTGGTTCAGGTGGTGGAGGTCATCAACCTTGTAGTCCTTCTCCACAAGGAGGTGAAGCTGGAGGTGCAGGTAATACTCCTCCTGTTAGTCCACCTCAAGGAAATCCAGGAACAACAACCACAGCTCCAGCATGGGCAGGTGGAGGTGGAGGTGCAGGTGCAACAGGATCAGTTAGAGTTGGTGGTGCAGGTGTTACAACTTCAATAAATGGCACACCCACAGGAAGAGCGGGAGGTGGTGCTGGTGGACCAGGACCAGGAACAGGTAGCCCTCAACCAGGTGCCGCAAGTGCTTCAGATGGTGGAGGAGATTATAATACTAATGGAACAGTTAATACAGGCGGTGGCGGTGGTTCAGATGGTGGTTCAGGAGCATCAGGAATAGTAGTAATAAGATATAAATTTCAATAGTTGAATGGTAATTAAAAATAATATATAAGGAGAACATTATGGCACATTACGCAAAATTAGGAGCAAACAATAAAGTTATAGGAGTTCACGTCGTAAATGATAGTGACTGTTTAAATGCTGATGGTATTGAAGATGAAGAAGTAGGAAGACAGTTTTTGGAGAGAATCCACAGCTGGCCTTTATGGAAAAAAACATCTTATAATACTATGGGTAATAAACATAGTTCAGGTGATGACTCTAAAGCATTAAGAGGAAATTATGCTGGTATAGGTATGACTTATGATGAAGACAATGATTTGTTCTTACCAAAAAAACCTTATGCTAGTTGGACTTTAAATGTGGCAGAAGCAAGATGGCAATCACCAATAGGTGATGCTCCAACATTATCTGATGATGAAAAAGAAACTCATATATATGAGTGGAATGAATCTACAGGTGCTTGGGATAAAGTAGCTAGATAATCATATTGACATTTTAAAAGAATTTTATTACATATCTTAATAGGTATGCAAAAGAAAGTATTAACAGAAGTAGACTTATATACAGGTGAAATAGCAATGCCGAAAGGCTTTGAAATTAATCGTGATAAAATTAAAAATGATATTTTAAAATCATTTGTTACTTTAGATAGAATAAATAATAATTCTAAAACTTACTCTTATAAAAATTACAAAGTGCCTTTTTCACAACCATTACAATGGATGCAAGACTACATGAGAGATCATTGGAAAGTAGAATATGGTCATACATTAATACAAAAAGATATGCATGCAAAAGTTTTACATCCTAAAGAACAATCTGTTTTAATGCATTCTTTAGAGCCTGTTGACTTAAGAAACTCTCCAGATTATACATTTATATATGTTGTAGACGTGGAGCCTAATTCATGTGAGTGTATTATTGAATATGATGATAATAGAAGAAAAAATAGGACGTGGCACTTACCTCTTATAAATAATAACTTTATTATGTTTCCTGCTACACAAAGATATATGATTACAGAAAATACATCTGATAAATTAAATACAATTTTGGTTATAAATTATGAATATATCTAATTACTATTGGTACTTTCAATCTGTCATACCACCACGAATTTGTGACATGATTGTGCAGTATGGTAAAGCAGAAAAGAAAAGAGAAATAATGGCTATTACAGGTGGCTTTGGAAGAGACAGAGATTTAGAAAAACAACCTCTTACAAAAGATGAAGTAAAAGATTTACAAAAGAAAAGAGATTCAAATATTGTTTGGATGAATGATAGGTGGATATATAAAGAAATTCAACCCTATGTTCATATGGCAAATCAAAATGCAGGGTGGGGCTTTGATTGGGATCATTCTGAATCTTGTCAGTTTACCATATATAAAAAAGGTCAATATTATGATTGGCACTGCGATAGTTGGGATAAAGTATATATGGAAGATGGTCCAACAAAAGGTAAAATTAGAAAATTATCTGTAACAGTTAGTTTAACAGATCCAAAAGAATACAAAGGTGGAGAGTTAGAGTTTGATTTTAGGAATGAAGATCCTGATAAAAAACCTAACATTAGAACTTGCACTGAAATATTACCAAAAGGCTCTTTGGTCGTATTTCCTTCATTTGTATGGCATAGAGTCAAACCAGTAACCAAAGGAGAGAGAAATAGTCTAGTGATATGGAATCTAGGTTATCCATTTAAATAATATGAATAATATAAAACAAGGCGGAAGTAGCACACCAAAAAAACTAGAAGGACATGTAGACTTTAAATCTGCATTTTATTTTCAAACACCATTGTGGATAGCAGAGGCACCAATGTTTTTAAAAAACGCAATCAAAGTAACTGATAAATATATTAAAAAAGCAGAAAAACTTTTAAAAGATAAATTAAAAAATGACCCTAAATGGAAAAAAGATTTAGGTACATTTGGTTTATCAAAACATAGTGAAAGTTTCTCTAATGATCCAAAGATTAAAGAATTAGTTCAATTTATAGGTCAACGATCTTATGAATTTTTAGATTGGCAAGGATTTAATTTACAAAATCATAGTTTACACTTTACAGAATTTTGGGTACAAGAGTTTAGTGAAAAAGGTGGGGGTCATCATGATACTCACGTCCACTGGAATCAACATGTGTCAGGATTTTATTTTTTAAAATGTTCTGAAAAAACATCTTATCCAATATTTCACGACCCAAGACCTGGTGCAGAAATGACAAAGTTATTTTTAAAAAATCAAGAACAAATTACATTAGGAACTAATCAAGTTCATTATAAACCTAAACCAGGAACAATGATTATTTTTCCAGGCTATGTTCCACATCAATTTGCGGTGGATCCAGGTCTAGAACCTTTTAGATTTATACACTTTAATATTAAAGTTGTTGAAACAGCAATTTCAAAAGAAAGTAGCTTCAAAAAATGAGTTTTAAAAAAAATAAATACATAGTTATTAAAGAAGCTGTACCAAAAGAAATAGCAACATTTGTGTACAATTACTTTTTACTTAAAAGAACTGTTGCAAAAAGTTTGTTTGATGCAAGATATATTTCAAAGTTTACACAGGAATGGGGAACGTGGTCAGATGAACAAGTGCCTAATACCTATTCTCATTATGCAGATGTAGCCATGGAAACTTTGCTTATGAGAACTTTACCTGTTATGGAAAAGAAAACAGGATTAAAATTATACCCAACTTATTCTTATGCAAGAATATATAAAGCAGGTGATATTTTACATAGACACAAAGACAGATTCAGCTGTGAAATATCTACAACATTAAATTTAGGCGGTGATCCTTGGCCTATACATTTAGAGCCAAAGAAAAATGTAGGTATACCTGATGGTAAAAAAATTACTGTAAAGAGCGATAACAAAGGTATTTTAGTCAATTTAAAACCAGGAGATATGCTAGTTTATAGAGGAATGGAGCTAGAACATTGGAGAGAAGAGTTTCAAGGAGATAACTGTGCTCAAGTTTTTCTACACTATAACGATCAAAAATCTAAAGATGCGGATAAAAATGTAAATGATCGAAGACCGCATTTAGGACTTCCAAGTTGGTTCAAAAAGTAATATAATCCTTAGATGGAGGCAGTGACTCCACCACATACCTCACTGTCTCCTTTTAAGGATTTATATGAGTTTAGGATTTGACGCAATATCAGCATTACCATTCGCAACAGCCCAAACGGCTGGTGACGTATTAGTACAAGTAAGCGGAAATCAACTAGATATAAATATAGGTAACTTTGCTATTTCCGCAGATTCAATTACTGAAATACCTAATCCAAATATACTAACACTAGGTTCTGGAACATTAACTATTACAGCAGATTCTAATTTTACTGCTACAGGTAGTCAGGTTACATTAACTACAGGCACGCCAGAGGTAAACGTAAGCGTTGATATTACACCTTCTGTAAACCAATTGACCTTGGCTACAGGAAGTGTTACAATATCTGCTGACTGCAATATAGATGTAAATAGTGGTTTAACTACAACACAATTTGCTGTTGATACAGGCGAAGTTGCAGCTATAACATGGAGTGAAATTGTTCCAGGCGTAGATATGGTTTGGACACCAATAGATACAAATTAATATGGCATCAACTTATTCATCAGACTTAAAACTAGAAATTATTACAACAGGTGAGAAAGCTGGACAATGGGGTGGAATTACTAATACAAATTTACAAATTTTAGAACAAGGATCATCAGGTGCCCTAGATATAGATATGGCAGGGGCTAGTGTTACATTAAGTTTAACAGATGGCGCTACATCAAATGGTAAAAATGCATATTTGAGATTAACGGGAACTTTATCTGCGGACAGAACTTTAACAATGCCAAGTGGTTCAGGTGTAACTAGAGTTTGGATTATTAAAGATGATACTGTTAGAGGAACATCAAACAGAACCCTAAGTGTATTGACAGCTAGTGGAACTGCACAACCCATACCTCCAGGATCAACTATTCTTTGTAAATCTAATGGTACAGAAACAGTTACAGCTATTATTGAAAAAGGTTATGCAACAATAACTGATTCTAATAGTCCTTACACAACGGTAGCAGGAGCTCAAATTTTTGCTAATACAACAGCTAACCCGATTACGATAAATTTACCTGCATCCCCTTCTGTTGGAGATGAAGTTAGTGTTTTAGATACAAGAGGCACGTGGAATTCAAATAACTGCATCATTGGTAGAAATGGACAACCAATTAATTCATCAACATCTGATTTAACTTTAAGTACAGCTGGTCAGTCAATTACATTAGTGTATGTCGATGCGACAAGAGGTTGGGCATATAAGACTAATACAGCATAGGGGCTAAATTAATGGCTCTAATTGATTTCAAATTTAGATCAGGAATAGATAAACAAGATACATCTGTAGGTGCAGAAAACAGATGGATCGATTCTGATAATGTTCGTTTTAGATATAATCTTCCTGAAAAAGTTGGAGGATGGTCTTCATTACTTCCTGATACCATTGTAGGTGTTGCTAGAAAACAACATGCATTTGTTGATCTTGATGGTAATAGATACGTAGCTATTGGCACTGATAAATTTTTGTTAATTTATTTTGAAGGTGCTCTATACGATATTACACCATTTAGAAGTAATAACGCAGGAACTCAAACAACTTTTACAGGTTCTACTATTACGACGAGTACAACTAGAGGAACAGCAGTTACTATCACCACTACCACTAATCATGGATTAGAAGTTGGAGATATGATTATACTTGATTCAGTTACAATGCCAACAGGATCTAGTATTGCGGCTTCAACTTTTGAAGATAAACTTTGTCAAGTTATAACCGTTCCTACATCAACTACTTTTACAATTACATCGCCATCAGCAGAAGCTAATGGAGGTGGTTCTGATTTAACTTCAGGAAGTTCTTGTGTAGTTCAACCTTATCAAACTGTTGGTCCTGCTGCACAATCTTATGGTTATGGTTTTGGTATTGGAAACTATGGTGGAACCGTTACAGGTTCGCAAAGCACAGAATTAGATGGATCACTCAATGCTGACACAGCAGGTACAGGTGGATCTGGTACAGCAGTGACTGTAGATGCCACAGCAGGATTTGCATCAGCAGGAACAATTGCAGTAGGCACAGTTCCAACTGCTGAATTAATTACTTACGGTTCAACAAACTCTACAAATTTTTTAAGTATTACTAGAGGTGCATCAGGAACAGCTACGCCTGGTACATCAAATGGTCAAGCTCATTCTACTAATACAACAGTTCAAGATGCAACTTTATGGGCAGGCTTTGGAAGTGCAGTATCTGCATCAACAATTACACTAGAACCAGGGCTATGGTCATTGAGTAACTTTGGTCAAGTTTTAGTTGCAACTATTGCTAATGGTGAAACTTTCACTTGGGATTCTTCTATTGCTGCTAACTTTACAACACGAGCATCAAAAACCACTACTAATTTTTCCACAGCAATTAGTGGAAGTTTGGGTAATCCTACTGCAACAAGAACAACTTTAATATCACCTACAACAAGACACTTAATTCATTTTGGAACAGAAACAACGATTGGTGATCCAACAACTCAAGATGATATGTTTATTAGATTTTCAGATCAAGAATCAATAAATGACTATACACCTACAGCGATTAATTCAGCAGGTACACAAAGATTACAAGATGGTACAAAAATTGTAGGTGCCTTAGTTGCTAAAGAAAATATTCTTGTATGGACAGATAACGCCCTCTATACAATGAAATTTGTCGGAGCTCCATTTACATTTGGTTTTGAACAAGTAGGTACGAACTGTGGATTAATAGGGCAGAATGCAGCTGTTGAAATTGATGGTGTTGCATATTGGATAAGTAATAATGGTTTTTTTGCTTTTGATGGTACGGTTAAAACATTGCTATCATCAGTAGAAGATTATGTTTATGATGACTTTGATACAACTAAAGGACAACAAGTTTGTGCAGGTATTAATAATTTATTTTCAGAAGTCGTGTGGTGGTACCCCACTTCAGGATCAACTTATAATAACAGATATGTAGTTTATAACTACGGTGAGTCTAATCCACAAAACGGATTAATATGGTATACAGGAAATGAACCAAGGACTACTTGGGTTGACTCTATTGTATATCCAAAACCTTTTGCAACTAAATTTGATAGTTCATCGGATGGAACTTTTCCTAGTGTTGTAGGATTAAGTGGACTAGGTCAAACGACCTATTTTGAACACGAAGTAGGAACTGATCAAATTAATCCTGATGGAACAACTACAGCTATTGCATCAAATATTAAATCTTATGATTTTGATTTAGATGTTCAAGGTAATGGTGAGTTCTTTTTAGCAATGAGAAGAATACTACCTAATTTTAAAGTATTAACAGGAAATGCTGTTGTTACAGTAGGGATCAAAAACTTTCCTGCACAATCAGATACAACAAGCACTTATAGTCCATTTACTATAACTTCATCTACTGATAAGATAGATACAAGAGCACGTGGACGTTTTGCAAATATTCAGATCGCTAACACAGGAACTTCAGAAAGCTGGAGATTTGGAACAGTTAGAATTGATCTACAACCCGACGGGAGAAGATAATGGTTAAACCAGCAGTAGACCTTATGCAGAATTATAGACCTACGCCAAATCGAATATTCGATTTGTATAATTATTATCAAGGTATAGGTCCAACAACAGGAACGCCAACGACAACGACTGCTAGTATTCCAGGATATAATCCTTTTATTCCAAGAGGTGGGGGCGAGGATGGAGGAGGTATTACTAGTATTAGTCCACAAGGTTTTAGACAAACGGATAACCTATTTCAAGCTCAACCCGTTGCTTATGAAAATGAATTATCTTTTCAAGGAAAAGTTCCTGGTATGGATATTCCTGCTATTAATTTTAAAGATGCTCCTGTAGATCTTAGATTAGCACAAAATAATCCTAGAGTATTCGATCCTGTAGTTAATATTAAAAATGCAATGCAAAATATAAATTTTAAAAAAGCTAGAGAACTTGGACTCAAAGGATTAAGTTCTAGTCTCTTATCAAGGGGTGGAGCACAACTAGGATTTAGAACTGCGGGTATTTTAGGTGCAGGTTTAGGTGCAATAGGTGGTGGTATTTTAGGGCTCGGGGCTCGAGGACTTACCGATGCTGAAAGAGTTGTATCGAACTTTTATGGCAATCAAGGCACGCCAGGCTTTTATGTAGATCCAATAACAGGAGAACTTGTGAAAAGTGAAATGCAAGGATATAATATTTCTTCTGCATTTGGTAGAGGTATTCCAGCTGCCATAGATAAACGATTGGCTAGAATTGCTAGAACAATAACAAAAAGAAAAGGTAATGTAACTCAAGGGTTATTAGATTTACGAGAAAGGTTAGAAAAAGAAAAAGCTGCTATTGAAGCAGAACAACAAAGACAAGCTAAAAATCTACAAGACGCAAACAGGGCTGCAGGAACTGGAGGCTATCAATCTGTTTTTGCTTCAGATACGGACTTTATGGAAGGCGACAAAAGTGCTGGCGGTAGAGCAACAACAGCTACAATGGGATCAACGTAATGACAAAAATAGTAGTAAGATTACCAGAACCAAAAGAACAATACGAAGTTGATAACCAAAGACAAATCAACAGAGCACTACGAGCAATCGTTGAACAATTAAACTCAACATTCTTACAGAATCAAAAGGAGGAAACAGAAAGATTTACTTTCTTTTCATTGTAATGGCTAATGTATACAAGAATATTCAAGCAGTGGTTAACGCATCGGGAAGTGATGTTAGCATGTACACTTCACCTGATGCTACAACTAGTATTATTAAAACAATTAAATTGTTTAACACACATGGGAGTGCGTTAGATGTTACAATTAAAGTTTTTGATGCTTCAAGTTCTACTGATTTTGAATATGAAGTATCAAATGTTCTTGCAAGTAATGGGGTTGATTTACTCACATTTAACAATATCCTTATACTTGAAGCAGGAGATATATTAAAAATGCAAACAACACAGACTAATGTAATAAAGATGACCGCTTCTGTATTACAGATTAGTCGATCATAGGAGGAAAATGCCGTTCATAGAACAAGAAGCTAAAGAAGAAATTAAGATAATAGAGGGTAAAAAAACTAAGGTTATCACCCCTGAAGTAGAGATTACTTTGACTAATACTCAAACAGGACAAGAGTATATGTCAGATGCTGAGGCAGATGCTGATGTAAATGACTCTAATACTGCTACTAAACGAGAGCATATAAGAAGAGATGTGCATGTAAAAGTTGCTCAAATCAATATTGGTGCTAAATCGAAGGAGTTGTAAAACAATTAAAAATAGGATATTTTAGAAGATTATGGCAATTTCAAGAATGCAAGAACCAAGACAATTATACGGACTAGGCAGTCTCGTAAAGAAGATTACTAGACCCATCAAAAAAGTGCTTAAAAGCCCCATAGGTAAAGCAGCTGCTATAGGATTAGGTGGTTTTGCTTTAGGCGGTGGTTTTGGTCCAGGTGGTTTTGCGTTTAATAAAATACCTGGTTTTTTAAAAGCTAAAAATTTTATGTTAGGTGCACCTCAAGATTTTGGAAGAAGTGCAGGTTTTCTTGATAAACTAAAAGGTTTAGGAACAACAAAAGGTATATTAGGTATTGGAGCAGGAGCAGGTTTATTAGGTGGTTTGCTTGCAAAAGGAGAAGAAGAAACTGAAGAAGAATATCAAGACAGAATTGTAAGATTACAACCATACTTAAGACAATACTACAGTAATGTTGGTGATACGTTTGGTGATCAAGCTTTGAGTCCAGGTGAGGTAGAAGATTTTGTTAGATCACAAAGCGTCGAGTACCAGGGAGCAAAGGATGGTGGAATCATAGGATACAAAAATGGTGGTATAACTTTTAAAGAATATCTAGAAGGGAGAGGAAAAGAACAGAAAAGAATGAAAAGAGAAAAATTACTTGACGATTATAAAGAATTTAAAAGAAGACAAAAAGTTAAAGAACAAAGAACCATGGCTGAAAAGGGTGGTATCATAATGGCTGACGTTGATGAGATGGAAGTCGGACCAAAAGGTAAAGAAGAAGTTATGGAAGAGTCTAT